CTGCAACCTTCTTAACAGTATTAGTAGAAGCATTTATGACGGATGCAACGACTGCGAGTACTTATTACAGATTACTAACAGATGATGGCAAAATCCTTACTGACGGACGCTACCAAATGACGGAGGAACAATTCAAAGAATGGGGACGTGATAACTCGGTAGTCGACGATTACGTTGCGGAATATTTAGGTGTAACAATTATTTCTTAATACTATTTTAGTAAAAAGAATTTGCAAAGTATCTAAAAAAGAATAACTTTGTGACTGCGTGTAAACGCAATTGGCGTAGTATTAATTTAATAACAAAAAAATGACAGCAGATCAAACCACACAAGCTCCGAGACAGATTGTCTTAAATGAAGAAAACCTTAAAAATTTAGAAGCGTACATCAGTGAGATGCCTACTAAATTAGGACTTCCTTTAATCAACTTTTTGAATCAGCTTGCTCAAGAACAAGCAAATGAAAAAAGTTCTATGGAGTCTGTTACTGATAACGCTAATAGCGTGCAGTCCAGCGAAAAGATTTAATAGGCTTATAACTAAGCACCCTGAGTTGCTTACTATTGATAGTGTTATTATACACGACACTATTACTTTGTATGTACCAGAAGTACATACTGACACAGTAGTAACTCTAAAGCAATTAACTGATACGGTAACTTTAACGAAAGATAGAGTTACCGTTAAAGCTTGGTATGTACCTACAGAGAAAAAGGTTTACATACAAGGCAAATGTGATCCAGTGTACATCACTAAAGTGATCACTAAAAAAATTCCTATAAAATACTACGAACACTATCCCTGGTGGAAAAAGTTTCTCAATAATCTTCTAGCATTTTTACTTATTATTGGCATTATCTATTTAGTATATAAACTAATCACTAAATATTTTAAGATTGTATTATAATATGTAAAATTACTAAGAAGTCATGAAAGAAAAAATTACACTATTAGTTGTGGGAATTGGAGCAGTAGTAGCTCCTGTAGAAGTATGTGCGTTGTTACTAATGTTTGTAATCTTTATAGATACACTAGTAAAATTAATTTCTCTTAAAAAAATTGCGTGCACAGAAAATAGAAAATACAGAGATGTATTTAAATCAAGATTATTAAGAAGAGGTTATGTTTTTAAAGCAGCAGGATATTATATTTTTGCTGGAGCTTTATTTCCTTTAGACTATTACGCATTAACTCCTTTTAGTCAAGAACTAATTAAAACATTAGGGTATACTATAACTTTACCTACTACAGCTATTTACACCAATTTATTACTTTGCATATTTGCATTAATAGAATTAGCATCTATAAACGAAAATTGGTTTGATATCACAGGTAATAATATGCTTAAATCTGTGTTTGATATAGTAAAGAAAATCAGAGGGACTATCGAGAAAATCTCGGATACATACAAAAACATAAAAAATTAATTTATGAGTTATGACTTTCTAAAATCGGAAACTTCTCCGAAACTCCTTGTTGAAGCAGTGAAGCTATTAGGAACCAAAGAAGTAGTAGGCAAAGTACACAATCCTGTAATTCTAGGATGGGCAAAGGAAGTAGGTTTAAGTAAAGTTTATACAGCAGATGAGATTCCATGGTGCGGTTTAGCAATTGCTTATGCTTGTCATCAAGCAGGAGTAGAAGTAGTAGACAAGCCATTATGGGCTTTATCCTGGGCTAATTACGGAACAAAAGTAAGTGAGCCAATGCTAGGAGATATTTTAACATTTAAAAGAGATGGTGGTGGACATGTAGGAATATATGTTGGCGAAGATAAAGAATGTTATCACGTGCTTGGTGGAAATCAAGGAAACGCAATGAGTGTAACTAGAATTGTAAAATCAAGATTGTACCAAGCAAGGAGAACTAAATGGAAAGTTGCCCAACCAGCAAATGTTCGTAAAGTAATTTTAGATGCTAAAGGTGCTATCAGCCAAAACGAAGCATAATGGAATTAATTAGGCATGCAAAAAATATCCATGAATTAAAGATTAATGGATCAAAAGTTAAGATTGGAATGTTTTCTGATATACACTGGGATAATCCTAAATGTGATTGGGATTTACTAAAAAAAGATTTAAATTATTGTGTTAAAGAATCTATCCCCATTGTGTTCAACGGAGACACGTTTTGCCTCATGCAAGGAAAATGGGATCCACGTGGCACTAAATCAGACATACGTCCTGAGCATAATAACATTAAGTATTTAGATAGCATCGTAGAAACAGCAGTAGATTTCTTTTCACCATACGCACACTTAATTACTGTGATTGGTTATGGTAACCACGAGACTTCTGTAATTAAACGCCAAGAGACTGACATACTTCAACGCTTTGTTGACTTGCTTAACTACAAGAATAAAAGTAATGTTCAAACAGGTGGTTACGGAGGTTGGTTGATTATTAATCAAGAAGTTCGTTCAGGTAACTCATTAACTACTAGAGTAAAATATTTTCATGGATCAGGTGGTGGCGGTATCGTTACACGTGGGGAAATCAATCTGACAAGAGCCCTTGAGATGTATGAGGATTTTGATGTGTTTGCTATGGGGCATATTCATGAAAACAAATGCACTAACATAGCCCGTGATGCAGTTGAACACCACCCTGTAAAAGGTTACTTTCATAGGCAACGACAAATACATTTAATGATTACGGGTACTTACAAAGAAGAGTATGGAGATGGCTCGAAAGGATGGCACGTTGAGAGAGGAGCTCCTCCAAAACCTGTAGGAAGTAGAATCTTAATAATTGATACAAGAAGAGATACATCTAATAATAAAGATGTTACATTAAAATCAATTGATAGTACTAAGTTCCCTATTTAATATTTTTTTTATATTTACCTTATGAAACTAAGAAACAATTGGAAAACAACTAATAAGCAATGGGATAAAATCATGATTAGATTTAGAATCTCTGCTTTAGATTTAATTAATATTGAGATAGACAAGTCAAGAAACTTCTATCTTATTACTATTTTTAACATCACTTTAAAGAATAGATAATGGCTAAGATTAAAGATAATACAGGAAGCGCTAAAGTAAATGTAAAAGTCTCACGTCCAGGAGTACACGCTAAAACTCGAACTTCTAAGCTTAAAAGTTCTAAGAACTATAAAAAAGCTTACGGCGGTCAGGGAAGATAATTAATTAATCGTATATTTGTAATTATGTTATCACTAAATGATTTACATGCTCAGATTGATGAGTCGTTAGAAATAAACTCAATAGAGTCCTCAAATTCCTATGAGCTCTACACGGATTTAATTAACGAACAAAGATCTCTATGGATTAGAAACGAGTATAACAAAAATCGTAGTATAGATCCATATATACTACAAGAGATAACATGTCTAGAATTAGAATTAGTTAATCCTATCGATTGCTGTATCGATGTACCTGCAGGATGCAAAGTATTGAGAACAGTAAAAGAAATTCCTAATACTGTTGAGTTTTTCTTTACAAAAGGTTTAGAAAGTGTTGGTCCTGCAGATATAATGAAACCTAGATTTATTTTAATAGATTATTCTAGAGTTGCTTATGTTGGTCACGGTAGAACTACTCAAAAAAGTATCTATGCTTTCTTTTACGGAAAGCATTTGTATATTACTAGTAAAGCATCTAGCCATTTAATGATGAAGTACCTAAGCATCAGAGGAGTATTTGAAGACCCTACTGAGCTACAAGGTTACTACAACTGTGCGGGTGAAACTCCTTGTTGGACATCCTCAAGTGCTTACCCATTAAACATGTGGATGTGGGCATATATTAAACCATTAGTACTTCAGCAATTGATGCAGAAAGGAATCAATCAAAAAGATGAAGCTAATAATGCACAAGATCAAAAAAGTAGTTTAGGCATAGGAGGACAACCAAGTGGAGGATAATAGTTTTTTAAAAAGAGGCAAAGGTAAGATAGCTGGTGATATCAAGAAGGACCAGTTTTATAAATACTACTCAGAGAACGCAAAAGAAAAAGTAGTTGAGCGCAGTGTTTATAATAAATTTTTACGAGATTTGTTAAGTATTTTTAGTACAGAAATTGTAGAGACAGGCTTAGAACTAAAGATAAACCGAGTAGGTAAACTTAGGATCAGAAGCAAAGAAATGCATTTCTTTAAAAAGAATGGAGAACGATCCAAAAGTTTAAAGGTAAATTGGGCAGCTACTTGGGAATACTGGGAAACTAAATATCCAGAATTAACAAGAGATGAGATTACAAAGATAAATAATAAGACATTAATTTATCACGAGAATGATCATACTAATCAAGAATACTATGAGCATTTTTGGGATAATTTTACAACTAATTTAAAATATAAGAGTTTTTATACTTTTAAAGCATCTAGACAATTTTCTAGATTAATTGCTCAAGTAGTTAAAGACCCTAACCGTAAAACATTTTATTATGGATAATGAATCAATGAACAACGAAAACTCTTCAACTGACGTAGAATCAGTAGTAAAAACTACTCGCAAAGAATTTGAAGATGGTAGTTATGAAGAGACAAGAATTGAACAAGTAGAAGGAGGTTTTATTAAAACTGTTTGTACTCGTAAAAAAGTAAATGGCGAGTGGACTTACAAAGATGAAAAATCTGTAAGCACAGAAGATCCTTCTTTAGATAAAACTTCTGAAGGTATTGCAAGTCGCTTAGAATCAGTGCTTAAAAACTTAATGTAATGTACTCAGGTAAAACAGTCTCCTACAAAACAATCCTTGATAAAACTATCAGGGATTTTGGTTTTAACTACGACGTCAAAGAAGAAGAAGGTGTTGAGTGGCTTGCAGAGTTTATGGCGCATACTAATGTGCCTGTAACTATGGAGGAGAAAATCGCTTATATTCAAATTTGCGATGGGAGAGGTGATTTACCTTTTGATTTATATAAGATAGGACAAACTGCTCATATTGTAGGAGTAAGTACTATTGAAGAAGCTGAATGTGGTAAAGGAAGAATGTATCCAATGCGTTGGAAAACTGATTACTTCCACAACAGATATCATTTAGATGATAGAGATTACACTACCGAGGGTCGCGAGACTTATACCGTAGGACAAGGATACATCTTTGGTTCTATGAATGAAGGTATCGTAGCAATGTCATACAGTGCTATACCTACCGACGAGTGTGGATACCCTACTATTCCTGCAGAGCAACAATGGTTGGAAGCAGGTGCTCATTACATTGCACAACGTATTGCTCGCAAGTTATTAATCCGTGGAGAAATTAACCCACAGGTTTATCAAATGATTGAGCAAGATAAAGAATGGTACTTTGCACAAGCAGTAAACCATGCAAAACAATGGAACGGTGTAGACGAAGCAGAGACAGTGAAAAACTCAGTAGTTCGTACTATTCCACAATTACAAGACCATGCATCTTTCTTTGCAAATATGCAGTTACCTGAACAACGTAAATTTAGACCTAAGTCTGGTGTAGCATTAGTATCTACCATCAATGCTGTATCACCAAGTGTCAATGGGCCTAACCCAGCAACATCCTAATAGTTTAACATGGAGCAACATATAAATACCTACCAAGGAATGAATAAAGATACTGCCTACGATAGTTTGGCAGCTACTTTTTATATTGATGCTTTAGATATTAGAATTACAACAACTACAGGAGAATCACTTGGAGGGTATACTAACATTAAAGGTAATAGTCTTGCAGTCAAATTAGAAACAGAAGGAGAATTTAATGGTGATGTTTGGACAGCATTAAATCCTGTAGTAATAGGATATGCTACTATTAGAACAAAGATTATTCTTTTTGTTGCTGATGATGAAGGAAACAAAGGTTGGATATATAATTTAGAGTATGATCCAGCAGATAAATCAATTATTGTTTTTGATCTTATATATTATAATAAGTTTCTTAACTTCAAAAAAAAATGGCCAATTGAGGCATTAGGTCGTTACGAAGCAGAATGTACACAAAGAGTTTATTGGACAGATTACAATAATTTCTTTAGATCTTTAAATGTAGTAGATCCAAATTTAGCTACTTTGCCTTTAGGTTTAGTAGATATCTTTCCCGATGTTAAGTTTACTCAACCACTGCTAACTACGGTAGCAGGAGGAGGATCTTTGAGTACAGGAGTATATCAAATTGCTTATAGATTAATTACCCAGGACGGAAAAGAAACTTTAATCTCTCCCCCAAGTAATTTAATTCATATTGTTTCAGACAGCGAGTCAGGTATTCCTTCTAATCAATACAATGGTAACAGTACTGTAGTTAATAGCGGCAAAGCAATTACTATTACTTTAGATACTTCTAACTATTGGGACTTCTACAAAATAGAGTTTATTGGTATTTATAAATCCTCTGATACAGCAACTACTTCCGTAGTTTCTATTGAGCAAATGACTATTGCTAATCAAGCTACTATTACATTTACTTATACAGGAGGAGAAACCACTATTTTTGATTTAGAGTTACTAGATTTTCTTTCCAGAAACTATGCTTTTAAAACTCCAAAAACTATCACGCAAAAAGATAACTCTTTATTAATTGCTAATATCAAAGAATCAGTAGTAAGTCTCAAGGATCTTTTACCTGATGGGGAAACATTTAATTCTCTTACAGGAAGATACAACAGTGCTGGAGATTTACCTACATTAGACCCTTTAGAAAATGCCTTTAACACTGCTTATAATTCTGATGCACACTGGAATCCAGATTGGCAAACAGATTCTCAATATAGATATTTATCTAATGGTATAAGACTAGGAGGACAAGGTCCTAATATTCAATATACATTTCATTTAGAACCGTTTACTTTAGATAATACTAATAATTTATCTACTAATATAGGACAAACTTTTGTACCTTCAAGTCCTGATGTAACTGCTCATGATTTAAATGATGGATACGGACCATATGCTAATACTACTTTTCCTAATCATGCTTCTCCGTTTATTTCAGGATTACTAAGAGGATATAAACGAGGAGAAACTTATCGTTTTGGAATAGTATTCTACACTAATAAAGGAGAGACTACATTTGTAGAATATATTGGAGATATTAAATTCCCTGACATTTCTGAAGTAGATTCTGTTACTAATGATTCTGGTTATAGATTTTGGCCTATTAGCTCTAAAAAAGATTTAAATGGTAGTACTACAGGTTACGCAATGGGTATTCAGTTTAAGATAGATTTTAATACGTGTCCAGGTTTATTAGATCAAATTACAGGCTACCAGATTGTTAGAGTAAAAAGAGAAAATGTAGATAAAAGAAGGTTGACTCAAGGATTGCTTAAAGGGTTTTATTATAATCCTATTTTACCTACTGACCCTAATGACCCTCCACCATATGATTTTGATTTAAGAGTTAATAAAAATCATAATGTAGTTCATATTTATCCGTATTATCCAATGGGTTCTGATTCGGGTGATCCTATAGCAAATAATGCTTCTTTTGCTACATTAGAAGATTCATCAGGAAGTAGTTACATACCAGAATTTAGCGATTATAAAAGATTAGGTGCTTATTTAGGGTTCTATTCTCCAGAAATATCTTTTGATAAAAATAATGTAGCAGATTTAATGTTAAACTTAGGAACTAATCCTTGTTTATTAATTACAGGTGCTTACACAAATAGACAATTTTCTGGAAGTGGGGTTTACGATTGGAGTTCTGAAAATTTAGGTGAAAGCTCTAGAGACTATAGAACATTATATTATGATACTTTTCCTGTAAATACTGGTATTGAAAATATTAAACGTTGGCAATTTAATGCTAAATTAAAAATGGAAGATACTTCTGATTATAGTTCTAAAGTAACTCCTATGTTTAGTGGGTATTATATGCGAAATTATTGGTGTATGGATGATTTCACCAGTAGTAACATAAATACTAATCCAAATCAACCTCAAGCAGGCGGTGGGTCTAATAATATACCAGAAATCTATAAAGGAGGATCAAGCGTTATAGGTAAAGTTGCTAAAATTTCTACTGACTTTTTTACTAATACACCTATAGTAGGGTCTACAGCAGATTATTTTAAAGCACCTACTGATGTATTTCCTTTAAACAGAACTACTTTTGCAGTAAATACTGACTATGATAATTGCTTTCCTATTACAGAATGTATTCTTCCAAAATCAGAAGTATATGGAGGATATACACAAAATAGTTTAGAAGCTAACCAGTTTATGCCAGCTTCCCCTATTATAGATCCCACTAATCCAAATCCTAGAGTATTTGGCGGAGATATATTTATTAATATGTTTGTAGTTCAAACAGGTTTAGTAGAATTTCGTACTCAATTTTATCAAGGAAATCAAAAGTATCGCAGGGACAATACTAATACAGATATAGTAGCTTTAGAAAGTGATTTAAATCTTGAATTGGCAAATGGTGCAACTCTTCGTACAGGAGTTATATATGAATTTGGAAATTTAGCTAATCCGCAGTTTAGACAAGAAACTAATAATAAAGAAGCTATATATGCTGAAGTATTAAATATGTATAATTATAATACAGTATACTCTCGTCAAAATGATGATTTAGCTTTCTTTGTACAGCCTGCTAACATGCAAAATTGTGGAGCTAACGATATCCGAGCTTACTTATCTAATGTTAAAATTAACGAAGAGACTATAGATTCTTGGACCAAGTTTGGCTTAAATAACTACTATGATGTAGATGACTATGGGCCTATTAATAAAGTACTCAATTGGAAAGATATTGTATACTTTATTCAAGACAAAGGGATAGGTGCTTATGCTGTAAACCGTGCAGCCATCACTACTACTGCTGATGGAGTGCCCACACAATTGGGAACAGGACAAGGTTTTGGTAAACACATCTATTTCTCTAAAGTACATGGAGCTATTCATCAATGGGCAGTACAAACTACCGAAGCAGGTATTTACTTCTTTGATGCATTTCATAGAAAGATATTTATGATGCAAGCGTCAGGAGGACAGACTGCCAACAATGCTGTATCGGAAATTAAGGGAATGCATAGTTTGTTACAATCCCTTCCTGCAGAAGTATTTACTCGTAAAGAAAATGGAGGAGATAATCCTATTTTAGGTAAAGGAGTACACATTGGTAAAGACATTATCAATGATGAAGTACTATTTACTTTTATGAGTAAAGCTCGTTTTAGAATTTTAGTAACAGAGGCTTTATACACTGAAGGGACTCTTGTTTATTATGAAGATAATAATACTTACTACTACGTAACTAATACATTTACTTCAGGTAGTACTATAATGGCTGCAGCAGTAACATTGCTTGCCAATAGTATACCAGCAACTGCAAAGCAAGTGTTTAACTCTGAGACATTAGTATTTGATGAATTAGCTCAACAGTTTTCTTCAAGATATTCTATGACTCCAACTATTTGGATTCAGAATGGAGATATTATTTTAACTCCTGATCCATTAGTGCAACAAGCTCTTTATACTAATGCTATCGGAGATTGGGGAGTATTCTATGATAAACAAGAAACATGTGAATTAACTTTAGTAGTTAATCCACAAGCAGATGTAAATAAAGTACTACGTACAATGGAATTTAATTCTATTGTAAGAGATGATAATAAAGTAGTCGATAGAGGACAGACTATTACTGCATTTAGAATTTCTACGCAATATCAAGATACTAACATTGTACCTTTTTCTACAGATAGATTTAGAAGAAAATTTGACAAGTGGAGATTAAAAATTCCAAGAGATCAAAATAGTACTAGCCAACATGGACGTTTGCGCAGTACATATTTTGTGGTAACTTTATACTTTGATAACTCTCAGAACAAAGAGTTAATCATGAATCGTTTAATGTCTTACTTTGATCATCAAGTATTCTAATGAACAAGACTCCTAGTATTATCGACACGTATTACAAATCTTTAGGAACAAAGATTTATAGAGATACAACTGCTTTACCTTTTGCAGATGGTGGTCCTCTTAACGATAGAAATATTCATGGAGATTTATTGCCAAGTGTATACGCATCAGCATTAGGAAGATACTACGGCAATGGAGGAAAATTCTTAACTGCAGGAGGAGAGTATCATCGTATATATAAAAATCCTGAAGGAGATATAATGGTAAATCATCCTCAAGAAGATAAAGGAAAATGGGATACTATCAACCTAACAGAAAAAGCAGATGCTAATACAATCACTGAAGGTGTAGAAGCAACTAAACAATGGCATGCAGATAATCCTAATGTGTACGGTAGTGGTGGACAATTAAAACCTGATTACTCTTTACCAGAAGATAGCTTTCAGCAAGGAGGTAGAGGATTAAAAAACAGCGTATATGCATCAAGCATGGGACAATACCCTGCTCCTTATGCAGAAGGAGGACCACTAAATGGTGATCCTGGTCCTAAGCCAAAATTTAAACCTCAACCTAAACCTTTAGTTATAACAGATCCTAAGGAATACGCTTATAGAAAAGCTGCATATGATGATAGTCTTTGGTTATATCAAAACAATTTAAGGATACCTGCTTTAATGCAACCTTATAAATCTAAGTATAAGAAAAATGATAGTTGGCTTGAAAAATTAGCTAAATGGTCTGTTGATGAAAAAGTAATTAATAGAAAAAACCTAACACTAACACCTCAACAATTTAACCAAGGATTAAAAACAACCTGGTATCAATCAGGTATAGGAAGACTTATTAATCCAGTAGGAGATGGTAAAAGTCAAGACCTTAATCATTTATATACTACAAATGAAGCTGATAAGCATACATATTCTCCTGCATATGATGCGTATTATGATATTGGTAAATCTAAAAATGAAAAAACAGGATACTATTTAACAGGTCATAGAGATTTACCTAATAATGAGCCTATTAGTTATGTAGGTAATAGTATGAGAAGTAAAAATAATACAGGGGAATCAGGACAATTTATTTCTCAATTTGAACCGCGCTATAAAAAACCAGTACAACCAGTACTTTTTAAAGAAGAGATAAAGCCTATTAAAAAAACTTATCCCCCTGTGGTTAAAAAACCAGTTACCTATATAAATCCTCCAGTAGAAGAAATAATCCCTACTGAGCAACCACAACCACCTATTCAAGATAATTATCCACCACCTCCATCAGCAGAAGGATTTCCTCCAGGACCTCCACCACCTCCTCCATTTAATGGAGTAGAACCATTTATACAAGGAGATCCTATTCCTGAATATGCTACACCAGATCCTGGAGCAGAATTTGTTCCTGATACAGAGAGGTACATTGATTGGAACGGTAATAGCATTGGCTTTAATGGAGTTAGATTTAGAAAACCTGGACATGGAGGAGATTTAATTAAAAAAGGAAGTAGACATTATCTTCATTACCCAAGTATTGAAACTAGGCATTCTGCGGATATTGTCCCAGAAGATACAGAAGAGTTTGCGCAGGGAGGAATGATGAATCAATATCCAGATGGAGGACCTATTTATACTTATGCAAAACGTCCAGGCTCGTATTATCAAAAAGATAATAACGGCCAATGGTATATTAGTAATAAAGGGACAGGTGGACAATACGTACCTGTAGATGATCCAAGCGGACAACGTGCTGCTGCACTAAACAAAGGAGCAGTAGTAACTATGGCAAATCCTACTGCGGATAAATATAGTAATGTTGCCCCTTCTTACGACAAATCGCCGATGGTGCAAAGTGTTGCAGGCAGGACAGAAGCAGAAAGGCAGCCAGTTGAAAATGATATCTATTCTCAAAATTTTATGTCTCAAATGAGACAAGATACGGCAGAGTCACAAAAAAATGCACTACCTCAACATGAACAACCACTAGTTGCACAAGATTGGCTTTGGACTTTACCAATGATGGGGGGTTCGGCAATTAAAAGTGCTGGCACAGCTTTAGCAGATGGTATAGGAGCATTAGGAACAAAAGCTGCACCTTATATTACAGGAGCACTAGAAACATCAATACCAGGTATGGCTTCTGTGCCTGGAGCAACTGTAGGTAATGCAGTAGCAGCAGGATTTGCCGCTGATGCGGCAGTAAATAGACTGCCTAAAATTCCAGGTCAAATTTCTAGAGGAGAATATACAGATGCTGCTGCAAATGCTTTAACAGGTGTTCTTGATGTAGCTGGAGCAGGTGTAATGTCTCCATTATATCAAGGAGCTAAATCAACAGCATCTGAATTTGGTAAATTGTTAAATACAGAGGACGGATTACTATCTAATACTTATAAAGTAAATCCTTTTGCTTTTAAACCAAATCCAAATGCTTATTATAGGGGAATCGGTAAAGCAGGCATGGATGATGCACTCAACACAGGAGTTTTACGTTCAAATAAAACAGGAACAGGATTAACAAATAATACTACTTATGACGCAGTATTTTTTGACAAAGGCAAAACAAGACTAGCAGATGCTTTGGGTAATGGTAATATTGCTGAGGTAAGAGACGTACCTATGAAAGAATTTTCTCCTAATCATATGGGTGTAGCTGCTTTTGATGAAAATACAGGAAAATTTTTAAATGAAATTCCTTTAGGAGATAACACAAGACTATTAAAAAAAGATTGGTTAAAAGGTTACAAAGAAGTTAATAAAGAAATTATTCCAGAATACACCTCTAATAACATATCTCAAAATTCTGCAGCAGCAGAAGCTTTAGTAGGAAAACCTTTTATGTCTTTAAATATTCCAAAAGAAGCCTCACAAAATCTTGCTGATAAATCTTTTTCCAAACTATTATCAAATCCTAGTTTTGTCGACCAATTAAAAGAATGGAATTTAGGAGTAAATTCTGATATTAACAGTAACGTAGATTTAAATACAGCATCCGCAATTGATTTACCAAATTTAAGTAAAGAACAAATATTAAAATTAAGTGAACAGCCTATTTTATTTTCAGACGATTTAGCAAAACAATATGAAAATTATGAAAGTGTTGTTAAAGATGAAAACGGTATGTTTACTAAAGTTAGTGGATTTCATGGACACAATACTCCTTTTGATCAGTTTGATAGATCTTATAGAGGTTTAGGTTTTGGAAATCAAACAAGTGGAGTTTATTTAGGTAATAAATTTAATCCAATATACGGATTAAATTCTGCAAAAGGAGGTTATGGTTTTAATCCAGATAAACCAGGAAATGTCACATTTACTCCCTTTGTTTCTGAAGTAACAGCAAAATCGCCCGAAAATTTTTATAGTACAGACGAGCCTTTAACACTAAATGCCAGAAAACAAATAGGAACAATTAATGGTATTGATTATACTAATCAAGACAATATGTCTTTAGATGCAATTAAACGTAATATAGCTGAAGGATTAGCAAAAAAAGATTCATATGATTTAAGTAAAGATTTAGATGATAAGCTTACAGGATATCAAACAACCGCTTCTGATTTATTAAGAAGTAAAGGAATACATGGAGAAATAACTAATGATGGAGAAATTGTTGCATATGATGAAGGAGATGTAATAAAAGGTAATCAACAACTTTATTATGATAATCCTAATCAAGCTATGTTTGGATTATTTATGCAAGCTATAGCAAAACCACAAGCTGCTCAAACTGCTTCAGATAAAAAATTAATTAATGCTATGAAACATTATTATGGAGAAAAACCAGGAGATAAAGAAGCATTTAAAGATTTTAGAAATGGCGGTATATTACCAAAACTCTACAGAAATTAAATAAAAATTATTACTTTTAAACTCTAAATTATTACCATGTCTAAAAAAGATTTAATTAAACGTGCTGACGGATCATATAGTCCACGCGGATTATGGGATAATATTCGTGCTAATGCAGGTTCTGGAAAGAAACCTAGTAAAGAAATGCTAGCACAAGAGAAAAAGATTAATAATGAAATGGCTAACGGCGGTAAGATGAGTAGCTTTAAGGCTTCTAATATTCAGACTTATGCTGCAGGAGGTCACATGTATCCTAACAGATCACCGATTATTTACAACCCTACAATGGGTGAATCAGAAAATACAGAAGTTATGAATAACTATTCTAAAGGTGGTGGTATCCACATTAATCCTGCTAACAAAGGAAAATTTACAGCATCTGCTGATGCAGCAGATATGGGAGTGCAAGAATTTGCATCTCATGTATTAGCTAACAAAGGAAGTTATACTCCTCTACAAATACAGAGAGCTAATTTTGCACACAATGCTGCAGGATGGCAACATGCTCAAGGAGGATTTAACAATAGAGGTTTTCAATCTTTACCACCAGAAGTACAAGCTAAGATTAAATCTAATAGTTTTGCTGATGGAGGACAGTTAACAGAGTTTAATGAAGGAGGTACTCACGAAGAAAGTCCTATTGGAGGAATTCCACAAGGAATGGCGCCTGATGGTAAAATGAATTTAGTAGAAGAAGGTGAAACTAAATTAAATACAGCTGATTATGTATTCTCTGATCAAATTAAAATAGATAAAGAGACTGCAGCATTATACGGTTTACCTAAAGGTGACATAGGCAAAACATTTGCTGACATCTCTAAGAAAGTTAATCGACCTAACTCACGTAGAGATAACGATACTATTGAACAAGTAGCTATTCAACGTGATTTAGAAAACTTGATGCAAGCTCAAGAAAAACAAAAAGAAATGCAGAAGGATAAGGACGTAGCAGAGTTTGCTGCTAAATATCCCGACTTAGCACAAAATATGCCTGTTGAAGGGCAAGAGCAACAAATGGTTCCTCAACAACAAATGGGTCAAGATCCAATGATGGATCCTAATGCAATGCAACAAGGTATGATGCAAGAGCAAATGAATCCCCCTGCTGGTGTACCACAACAACCTATAGATCCTGCAATGATGGCACAAATGCAACAAATGGGCCAAATGCCTATGTCTTACGGAGGTTCTTTATTTAATTGCGGAGGTAAAATGTATAATGCAGGCGGTCATATGTACGCTGTAGGAGGTAATGTATGGAGAGGTATAGGAGCAGGTGCATATGGTGTAGGAGAAGGATTACTTGACACACTTACTTTTGGACTTACTGATACTATCACCGATAAAGGTTTTGATAAATTAGCAGGTATGGGAGGAAGATCTACATCAGAAATTGAAAAAGATAAAATGATTCGCGGCTTTGGTAATGCTACTGGAGCTATTGGAGGTGCAATTCTTACAGGTGGAGCAGCTACTTCTTCTGCAGTTAACGAAGGTATAGAAGGATTGACTTCTGGTGTTACTAACATTAAAGGTACAGACGAAAAGTTTGATAAAATTGCTGGAGGTATTGGACAAGGTGCATCAATGATAGCAGGTTTTATGGGCCCTCAAGGAGCAACTCAAGCAGTTGAAGGAGCAGCTAAAGGAGCTACTCAAGCAGCTGGAGTATTTAAAGGTAATGAAGCAGTTAACAAATTAATGAATGCTAAACAAAATCCTTTTATTAATCAAGCAACTCAATTTGCAGGTAGTGCTATGAATAGTTTTGCTAACGGAGGTCGTATAAATTATTCTATGTACCAACCGTTAGACCATGTAACTCAATACGGAGGCCCACTTAATATGCCTACTAATGATAATCCGTATGTAAACTTTTTAGCAATGGGTGGACCAGAAGGAGAGACTCCTGCAAACCCAACTAATCCTACTTTAGCATTTAACCTTAATGGAATCGTAGCTAACTATACTTTAGAACAAGCATTAGCTGATCCTTTAGTATTAGAAGCTTTTGGTGCACAATCTGATGAAGACGGAAATATGTTAAAAGCACCGAATTTAGAGGAAGTTAAAAAGGCAATTGCTGCTAGATTTCAAGAAGAAACTGTATCAAATCGTCAAGCAGTAGGTTTAGCTCAAAGTGAATATGATGCAGCTTTAAGTGCTGCTGCTAATGCTGAAGCACAGTTACCTGGAGAGACTAAAGCAGAGTACGAAAAAAGAATGAGTGATTTAGAAAAGGCAAATGTTAATTTAGATCAAAAAGCATTAATAGGTGAAATTAAACAAACTCCTATGCAAGCTGCTATGATGGCATTGCCAGCAGCTTATAATATAGGTAGAGGCCTTTTTGAAAAAGCAGCTGTGTTAGATTATAATGACTATGCACAGAAAGCTAATATAGATCCTTACACCATGAATATTGACCCACAAATAGCTGAAGTTCGTAAAGCTTACGCAGGTGCTAATCAAGCAATTAAAAATGCTTCACCAGGAAGCGGAGCTTATTTAGGTAACATGGCAAATGTTGCAGCTAGTAAACAAGAAGCCATGAATGACTTGTATACTAAAAAAGAAATGTTTGACAAAGAGGCTAAGTATAAAACTGACATGGCAAACAGAGATATTAATAATAGCAACCTTGCTCTTAAAATGCAACTTCAGACTTATAACGATGCAGCAAGAGCTGCTAAAATGAAATCTTTACAAGAAGGTTTAGGACAACTTGCTGACATAGCTACTAATGATCAAGGAATTGATGTACAAACACAGTACTTGAAAGCTATCTCTCCAGATTATGCTGAGAATTTTAAATATTCGAGTATCTTTGATCAAATACAAGCAGCCGCTAAAGCTAAAAAAGCTAGTAAAACATCAGGCAAATAAATAAATAAAATACATCATGGCATTTACTCCGTCTAGTAGTCCCTTACAATATCAATATAAGCCATTAAACTTAATGGCTTTTGCCGAGCCTTTGGCTAAGATGCAAGAGAAATACGATTTAACTAAATCTGTTATTGAGGATTCAGATGTTAAGGCTACTGCTTTACAATGGGCACAAGACCCTATTAAAGCTAAAGCTTTAGAAGAAATCTATCGTAATAAAAGAGACGAGTTAGCACAAAATCTTGCTGAGACTAAAAACTATACACAAGCTGCTTCTAAGATTAAAAAGTTGCAAAGACTATGGAACGAAGACCCTGAACGATTAGCTTTAGAATCTAATGCTAAACTTTGGGAAGAAAGAAATAAAGAAGAGATTGCTAGAGTCGGTAAGCCTGAATCACAAGGTGGAATAACTAAGCAACAATATTTAGAATGGGTTGCTGATGAAAAAAGAAAATTTGAGTCTGAAGAAGTTGGAGGCACTAATTTTAGAAGAGATGATATAAATCCTAATGGTACTTATAATCCTGTTACAGGTAAAGTAGGTCGAGAAGCAGATCGTCAAAAAGAAATGGATGAACTAAAGTACAAAGTTGCTGGAGATATTAAAGCTAAAAAATGGAGCGGGGCTTTACAATCTCTTGGAATAGATCCTCTTATTGGAGACGCACAATTTAAACAAAGCGAATTTGAAAATTTAAGTTCTGCAGAAATTGATAAAAAAGTTGAAACATATATTAGAGGTCTAGATAGATTTAAACCTTGGTTAAATGAGGTTGCTGATTATAATCTTAAAAATTATAAATACGCTAATGATGAAGGAACTTCTTACAATGCACTAGCTAAAGAATTAGTAACTAAGAACTATAATGCTAACGAGGCTTATATTAAATCATTAGAAACCGCTAAGAAAAAAGGTGATAAAAATTATAGTGAGGAGGATTATAAAAATGCTATTAAAAACAAAGAGTTTTTACGTGAGCAAATGGATAATCCAGATGAAGGAGTTGTTAAAGATTTATTCAATAGAGACTATTTAAATAAACAATACGATGCTAGAGCATTAGGAGAGATCTTTGAAGTAAATAATTCTTCAACAAGTTACACATTCCGTGATTTACCTAAAGAAGATGATGGAGGGGCTGCAGGAGATCCGTTTGGTAAAAATGCAGTAGGTTCATTTGACCCTAATGGAGCGTTACCAGTAATAGGAAACTTAACTAGCCAAAAAGTTACAGCAGGACAAGCTCTTTATCCTAGTTTAGCATTGTTTAATAATATAGCTGGAGGAGTTGCTAGAACATTTGTACTAGGAGCAAAAGATTCAGCAGATAGAAAAAGATTACAAGCTAGTCCAGGAGAACAAAGAGAACGTCAAATGCAGTTATTTAATATTGCGGTGTCTGCTAAAGATTCTAAAGATTTCTATAATAAAGTAAAAGCTGCAGGATTTAACAGTGGAGTTACAATGGATAATGCTTCTACTTTATTTAATGCATTAAAAGTTCCAGATGCTCAACAATATGTAGATAAAATCTTTACAGGTTCTGCAGATAATTTTAATAAATACAGCGACGCTACAAATCAATTAGAAACTATTGATGCTAATGTTAATGCTTCACCAGAATTTAAGAAAAGTGTTGATGCAGTAGCTGATCAAAAAATAGATGTTACAAGTAACGACGTAGAAAAATTAGCAAAACGTTGGAATACAACTGTAGATAAATTAGTTAAATCGGGTGTAGTAGAAGTTCGATCAGGTGGACCTACTAAATACGAACAGGGTGTAGCAGTAGCAAGCAACGACTATGTAATGTCAGCTAATAATTTAGCTAAAGCTCATGGCTATGATAACTTAAAAGACGGTATTCAAAAGAAGATGAATATTGCAGGAATAAATAAAGAACTTGATGGTCTCCTTGCTATAGAAAAACAAAAAGTAATTAATCTAGGAGGACAAGTAATGTCTCACCGTTATGCAGGAGATAAAGCTGTAGACGAAGGATTAACTGCTAGATTTAATTCTATTGGAGATTTAACTTCATTTATGCCAGCTGATGGTAAAGCCTGGGGAAATACTCCAGGTTTTGATGAAGATGGAAATTTAGCTGCAGGAACTTCATTTGATTTTGAAGGAAAGCAATCGGTTAAACTAGTAATAAATGGTAATCAAGTATTCTACGAAATTCCTATTAAATATAAAAATGACGATGGGGATATGACTAAGAAAACTATCTTAGTAAGACCTAAAGCAGGAACAGAAGAATTCCAAGAGCAACTATTAACTTTTGTTAAAAATAAAAGTGCAGCAACTAGAGCAGATAATCCATTATCTGCTGAGACATATGAAATGGCTCAAAAAGCTTTATACGATTTAACTACTAAAAGTACATTAACTCCTATTAGAGCAAATGCTTTTAAAGTATCTCAAGGAGAACCTCCTATAGTATTAGAGACTGTGCCTTCTGGTTACGCAGGAACTACTTTAGAAATTGTAAAAGTTTATGACAATGCTACAGGTACTAACGTCTATAAAGTAAGAGCTAGTAGTCCTACAGGATCACAATTCTTATCTGCTGAAAACGGTAAAGAATTTACTTCGAGTGATGTAAACGCTGCAAAAGTGTTAATATCACAGCAACTAAATGGAAAGTAATTAATACTTTTACATAAAAGATCTACAATGCCAAACGATACTAATAAAGGATTGACTCCTGGAGAAATTAAGAACGAAGAGATATTAACAGGTTTATCTAAAAAAGCTGTAGAATCTGGCGCTGCCTATGATCCTAAGGTAATTAGAGAAGCCGCTACTTCTAGTGATACTGCTTATAAAGGACAAGAAGCTGATTACGGTATTAAACCTTTAGATTTCTTTGATCCATATGAGGATTACGTTGCAGAAGGAACTTTACGTGGAGGACAATTTAGTACAGAAGATCTAAACAACATACGTGCTAACAATCAATCTAATTGGGAACAAGCAGGTAATGCTATTGGAAGAATAGCAGTAAATGTAGTTCCACAAATCCTAAGTAGTACAGCAGCAATGATAGATATTCCAGGTTACTGGGATGCTGAGCATGCGGCAACTAATGATATTGTAAATTGGGCAGACAGTGTTAAATCTAAAGTAGATAACGAATGGCTACCTATCTACGAGAACAGTCCTAATAAATTCATGCAAATGGGTGATTGGGCTTGGTGGATGGCAAGAGGTTCAGGATTAGTAGAGTCGATAGCTTCTTTTGCAGTTACAGGTATGGGTGCAGGTAAGGTAGCTTCTATGGGAGCAAAAGGCCTAGGTAAAGCACTAGCTAAAACTGCACTAAGTGCAAAGAATGCTCAAATAGCTGAAGGAGCTGCAGCAAGATTAGCTACGGCCACAATGCTTAATCAATCAGAAGCAGTATTAGAAGCTACTCAAGTATATAAAACTACTTTAGATAACGCAGTTGCTAAAGGAGTAAACTATACAGATGCTCGCAAGAAAGCCGCACAAGCAGCAGCTACTACAATGAATATCAATAGAGCTAATATCTTATTAAACCTTACATCAGCAGGTGCTTTCTTGTCTCCTCAAAAGTTTACAAGAGGATTACTAGCGGCTCCTAGTTTAAAGAAAGTAGGAGGAGAAATACTCAAAGAAGGCGTTCAAGAAGCAGGAGAAGAGTTAGTTAACTTATATGCACAAAAAGCAGGTGAGGCTAGAGGAAGAGGTGTAAAAGATTATATGTCTCAAGGCTACAAAGACATCGATGCGATGGAAGGCTTTGAAGCAGCTTTCCTTGGTGCTATTGGAGGTATGGGGCAAACAGGTATTACAAGTGCAATGCGTGCTTCTCAATACGGTCCAGGAAGTATTAAAAATGAAGACGGTACTAGAACAAGTGCTCTTGATCAAGAGAGAGATCGATATACTCAACAACAAGAAGTTATTCAAGAAATGAAAGCAAACGGTGTTAAAGTCACCGATGCTTTAATGAATATCAAAGAACAACAAGAGTTTGAAGCAAAACTATTTGAAGCTAACCAAAAAGGAGATAACGAAGAAGTAGAGCGTTTAAGAAGTCAAATGTTCGAAAGTCAAGCACTTAAAGCTTTTAATTCTGGTACTACAGAAACATTAGAAGAATTATATAAAGCTGAAGCTTCTAGAGATGTAGAAGAAGTAGGTCCAGAATATATTGCTAGAGCTAACGACGCACTCAAAAGATTAACAGCACTAGAGGATATCTATAATAACTATGAAGGCTACGCTAATGTAAATGAAATCTTCTTTAATCGTGCTACTGCTGATAGAGTCGCTATCCAAGAGAAAAACTTAGATTCTTTAGTTAAGAATTCTCAGATTGACTACGGACTACAAGTTCGTGAGATTGCTGATAAATATAAATTTAAGCATACTCACGAAGGAATTATTAAAGAGAATGGCAAAGAAGTAGATAGAACAGAATTTACTAGAGAAAGTAATGTTCCCTACAGTCTTTCAGACATTGAAAACAATCCTGGAGAAACTAAAGAGAACAAAGCTACTTACAAGAAATTCTTGAATGAAGTTAAAAAGACTCAAGCATATAAAGTTCACGAAGGTTACAAAGCTCAATATGAGCAGGTTAGTAAACTAAAAAATGGTTTACAAGAAGAGTTTTCTGAAATTACAAGTAAGGGCTATCAAGAAAAAGTAGTCGCTCAGAAAGAAGAAGAAGCAAAAGTGAGCGCTATTAAAGATGGTATTCTTGCAGCTACAACTATTCCAGAGATTGAAAAATTAGCAGCACAAACAGAAAATGAATCTGTGCAAAAGCTCGCAAAAGAAAAATTAGCAACTATTGCTAATCAAAATGCTGCGGCAGCTAAACAAAAAAAGATTGATTTAATTACAGGAGAGATAGGTAATAAAATTGCTCAAGCAACAGAAGAACAACAAGAAGCTCTTGAACAAGAAATTGAAGATGCTGAGATTAGTCAAGAACGTAAAACAGAATTACGTAATAAATTAGCTAACCGTATCAAGTTACTTAATGGTGAGGACGTTGAGGGTACAACTGACTTATCTGACCCAATGAGCGTATTTACTCAAGGTAAAGATTTAGAAGGACAAATTGATCAAGAAGAAAAAGACTTTGAAACTACTCTTCCTACAGATCTCCCAATACCTACTGAAGAAGCAGAGTCAGTAGAGAATGAAGTTATCAATGCTGCTGAATCTCTTATTCAACAAGATCAAACTTTTTTAGTAGGATTAGACAATCAAGGAAATCTTATCTTTAATTACGACAGATCGTCAGAAGGTTATAACAGAGCAGCTTACTTATCTAGAGAATTTAATCAAACAGATTCTTCAGGTATTATTGACCGTGAAGAATTTACTAATACTATAGATAATCCACAAGTTTTAGGACCGAATAATTTACTAGCAGGTACTAAACTAGTATTATCAGTAGACACTGAGTATGAAGGACAAAAGTATGACCCTAGTTCTACTACCAGAGCTACTATGTCTTGGCCATCACGTTTAGCGCAACTACAACAAATAGCTGCACAAAACGGCGTACCTGTTACAGAATTGAATGAATACATTGCTGAGGTTCCTATTAAAGTTACATTAGAGAACGGCGAGACAGTATTTTATGTACATGATAACTCATGGTACAAAGCAGAAAACTTAAATGCTACACCTGAAGAAATTGAAGAAGATAGATTAAGAAACTTTGAGATACGTAAAGCAATTGTTAAAAAAGGTACAGCTAAATCTAAAGTACAGTATAAAAGCTTTGGTAGAATCTTTAAAACTGCTGACGGGAAACCTGTAAGTGTTGCAGAAGCAATGCCCGATAGCAAATTAATTATTGCTACAGGAAAAGATGGTGGGTTTAAGCTACCTAACGAAGCAGTACTTAAAGGTGCTACTATTATTAATAAATCTAAAACTCAAGAAGGTCGTCCTTATGCTATTGTACAAGTGGGCCCTAAAGAATATTTAGCAATTCCTTTACAACGTCAAAAGTTAGCTAAAGAAGTTGTAGACTCTATTATGTTTGCTGTAGAAGCTCACTTAACTAATGATCCTAATAACCCAGTAGTTAAAGCTATCGTAGAAGAAACAGGATTAGATATCTTAGAGACAGAAGGATTACGTCAATACGTAAATCAATTTACTTATGTTTTTCCTACAGAAAAAGCTGAAGGATTAGAGAATATCTTATTACAAGGTGGACAAAAAAGTAGATTAAAACCTAATACACCTATTATTAGTATTATACCTGCAGGTCAAGCAACTGAGATTCAGTTTGGTAGACCAGGTGTAGCAATGGGATCTTATGTAGATAAAACTACTAATCGACAAGTTAATAAATACTCAGTAAGTATTTCTAGAAACTTTGCAGGTACTAAAGGAACTCGTTCTAATGAAGCGGGTATGCGTAAACTTCGTGGAGTATTAGAACTTTCACTAAGCAATGTACTAGTAGAGAACTTGTCACTAAACAAAAATGCTGCTATTATATTAAATGCTGAAGGCGAGATGATGCCTGTTACTTATTCACAGCATGTAAAAGACTCTCACGTTACTAATGTGTTGTCTACTAACATCGGCACAGAAGAGAAGCCAGAATGGGTATATACTATCCAACCTACTGTGTTATTCGACACTAAGTTTGCAGGTATTGATTCTACAAAGAAACAACGTAAAGCTCAACCTACTACAAAAGTAGCTACCCCACCAATAACTGTAACACCTACTCCTGCTCCAAGTGTTCCCCAAATGGGAACAACTGCTGATATAGAAGCTCAAAAAGCTGATATAGAAAGAAGAAGACAAGAAGAAGAAAATGACCCATTAAGAGTAAATTTAGCAATTTCTTTAGTTAACGCTAAGAATGATGCAAAAGATAATCCTGAGTCTTTATTAAAAGGCTTAACAGATTCTGAAATAGAAGATATATTTAAAGAGGAGCTTGCAAATATAAATCTCTTAATAACAAAACTAAAAGAAAAAGGAAAATCTAATGAAGAAATAGCAAAAGTTATTTCATCTAGATTAGCAAATTCTAAAGTTTTAAAATTTAAGAGAGGTTTTAACAACAGTATTGCTAAAGATTTAGAAAATTTTCCAGAGGGTGGTTATAAAAGTTCTAAGGAAATCAATGCTAAATATGATGCAGAACTAGCAGCTCTAGAACAACCTTCAGATATTGAGTCTAAAAAAGCTGAGATAGAAACTAAACAAAATGCTATACTAGCAAGATTTGAGGCAGAAAATATTACACAAGAAAAAGTAAATGACTTAATGAGTTATGATTCTGGCAATGGTAAAATACTAGAACAAGCTCAAAGGTTGATAGATAATTATAATAGAATTTTTGATGTAAATGCTAAAGTAATAGGTTTTAATAATAAAAAACTTGATATTCAAATTGGAAATTATAAAACAAGTATAACAGCAGAAGCTCTTAAATTAGCTGGAAAGTCTGAAATATTTACTATTGATCAAGAAGGTATACTTGAATTAGTTAAAGCTAAGTACGAGGCAGAACTAGCTGCTTTAGAAAAAGAAGACCCACTTGCTAAGTTAAATGCATTAAATGCAGGATTAGTAGGTGTTTCAGATACAATTAAAGCATCTAAAGTATCACAATTAAGAACAGATGAACAAATAGAATTGCTTGCAGCTATTCCTAATATAGAAAGTTACAAAGTAAATGGAGAGATAGATAAGTCACTTATGCCAGCGGACGTTTTGGCTAAGTATGAAGAAATATATGACAAGTATGATAAATTAATAACTCCTTTGTTACCTGCTTCTACAGTTACAGAAGAAGTAGAAGAGTTAACAGGGCAAGCATTAATTGAATCACATGCTGAAGAAATCTTAACTCAAGGAATTCCTTTAAAAGATTTAGAAGGCTTCGTAGATAATATTGAGAACGATGTAATTGCTACAGAAGATTTACTTAAACAAGGATTTGGTTCTAGACAAATGGCTATTGATTCATTCAAGTTAGCTATTGCTAAAGCAAAACAAAATTCTTCTACAACTACTTTAGCTAACGGCATTACTATCAAGATCGATGGTACTACTATTGATGATGCAGACCCAGAAGATGATACTACTATTGATGAGAGTATTCCTGTATTGTCAGCAACACCTGCAGAAGGTGAATTTGATATAGCAGGTGTTAAAGAGGAAGCAGGATCTCTATTACTAAGCGGATTAGGAACTACCGAGCAATACTCGTTAATTAGTTACCTTGCTGCAGATATCATGCAACAAGCATTAAATGCTAAGGAAGTAGACGGCATTCGTAAAATCGAAACAGCTCCTATTTTTGAGAAACATTTAGAAAGTCTTTAGCAAATGCAAAAGCTTTATAAAGAAGCTAACTTGCCTAATAAAGCTAAGAAAGTACAAATGGTAATTGATCAGTTTGATAAAGCAAAAGCACTTACTAATCAATACATGAGTTTGTTAACTACAGGTAGTGTTAAAGAAGATTTAGAATTAAACGATAGTGAGCAATCAGCAGGGTTAGAGAAATTAGTTTACTCTGACGAATGGGCATTCACGATTAATTCAAAATCTACAGCTAGTGCAGACTTACGTAAGTTCTTTAGTTTTGTAGAAGCTAAAAATGAAAATGGAGATTTGATTACAAGTTCTTTAGGATTCCCTGAAATCATTCCTTTTGATGTAGTGTATGATACATTGCATGAAATTTTAGCAAATAAGCCTGCAGACTATGTAACAATGATTGATACATTGGAAGTATATAAAGAAAAACTCCCATGGTTACAATCAGTTATTGACAACATCGAAAAAGCTCCTGAGCGTATACAAAATGAGTTTGTATCTGATATGTCTAAACACCATATCAGTATGCAGTTTGTGATGTGGAAGAAAAATCCTAACGGCCAGTATTCTTTAACTCGTTGGTCAAGTAATGCGTCAGCAATTAAAGAACGTCTTCGTCGTACATGGAATAATAACATGCATAATCCATTTGGAGGTTCTAATCTAATTGCCGTAGATCCAGCAGGTAATTATTTGTTTAACGCAGAAGTAGCGGATTATTTATATGAAATAGCTAAAGAATGGGAAGCAGATCCGTCAAAAGTTACCAACGAAGAACTTGCAAATTGGTTGGGTAACTTTGGTATAGTACTTACAGACGAAACTTATAAAGATTTACGCGACGGCAAATATAAAAACCAAGGTGCAAAATCTTGGAACAAATTATTCACAGATAGTGCTGGTATAATTAAAGTATTAGCTAAGAAAATTAAAAATGTTACTGACCAAGGTATTACAGTTGAAGAAGCTAATATTTTAAATGATTCTGCTGTAGAAGCCTTAGCAGCATTAGATGCTACTAATAATTTAAATGTATTTAGTAACTCATTTAGAACAGGTGGTAAAACTATTTACTCTTACGGAAATAATAACTACCTAGTTAATCGTATGAGAGATCTTACAGCTTACGATGAGGAGAATAAAAAGTTTATTAATCCTGGCTTATTCGACGATTTAAATAACATCTCTTTTACTAGAGATAGTCTTTGGTTAAAAGAATTACAAGCTGATACTGAAGCAGGGCAATTAATGAGAAGTAATCTTAGATTAGATTACATTTCATTAGAAGCTTTAAAGCAAGAATACCGAGCTCCTAAAGATGATAGTAAATTAAAGAATCTTAACATAGACGAACACGAGATTGTCAAGCTAGGCATGTTCTTTAATGCTTCTAAGAAAATTGTAGATGGAGAAATACGTAGAGTAGCATCTTTGTTCTACAACACAATGTCTGATAAATCTACTATGTTAACAATGTCTTTCTTAACAAGACAAGTAGAATTAGAACAAGAAGGATTAAGTAAAGCAAACTTAGAATTATTATACCAAGCTTTAGTACAACCTGAAGTAAACAGAATTAGAGGTGAGCAATCTAAAAATATTAACGGTTACGAGCCTAATTTTTTCTATTTCTTACCAGGCTTAAATGATTTAATGATTGATATCAACGGTACTCCACAATCATTTAGAGACATCGTAACATCTAAAAACAATCTTTACTTTCAACCTGAAGTTAATGCTGCTGTATTAGATTATTTAAATCAAACGTTTAGTACTTTACTAGAAGAAAAATTAGAAGATTGGAATAAATTAGGCATCGGCCAAACAATTAAAAACGAACAAGGAAAAGTTACGGATAAAAATACATTCCTTGATGCAGAGTACATGAGCAAAATTGCTCAAGGAAATGCAGAAGGTAAAGTACGATATGCAGCTGCTGACTATCTATTCAATACTTTAATTGCAGGTTCAGAAATGTATAAACTATTTGCTGGTGACCCTGCATTATATGCTAAATTTAAACAAGGTAAAACTATACAAGAAAACTTAGAAGAGACATTTACTAATATGGGTAAACGTCTTGCTGGAGATATTGCACCAGGATTAGAGTTAGCTAACAGTAAAGGAAGTAGTTATTATCAAGTATTTTTAGGAGATAAAAAGATCAGCAGTAATAACGTTTTAGATGCTGAACAAAAGGCTTACTTCAATAAAATTGTAAGTACTTACTCAGAAGACTATAGCAACATTGAGGGATCAGATGCACAAGAGTATACAACTTGGAAAGAGCATTTATATGTGATGAAGCAATTAGGACGTTTGACACAAGAACAATTTAATACTTTAACACGTAAACTTACTAACCAAAGTAATGGTAACTTCTCTGAAGCAAATAAATTAAGCTACGCAGAGTCTTTATTAGTATTACAACCAATGAAACCTGTATACGTAGGTAACGTTGCTTCTAAAGAAGACAATGCTGACCGCCGTGTGTATATAAAATCTTCTAGTTTTCCACTTATTCCAGAGCTTACTGCTGGTATGCAGTTAGATAAATTACGTAGTGCTCTTGAAAATTTTGAAGAAAGTAAAAAGAATGAAACTAGTATAAGCGGTTCTCCTAAATATGTTAGAGCTTCTTTTGGCACTGCTAATAAAGTAGGAGCTATTAGTAATAAAAATGTTGTTGAAGTATTTGATGATAAAGGCAATGTTAGAGATGCATTATCTTTTGCGGGAATTAGTGATGCAAGTGTATTAGAACTTCCTAGAGAAAATTTCCGCATTCAGCAAGATGTTCCTTACGATAGAGATAAGACAAGTGTAAACATTGGTACTCAAGGACGCAAACTATTATTTGTTGATGCATTAGATCTTGAAGTATCTAAAGGACGTACAGGACAAGACTTAATGAATGAGTATAACAAAGCTTACCATGAGTTATTTGCTGATGCACAAGAAGGTTTATCTAGAAAGCTAGGACTTATTGAAGAAGTAACACCTGATGATGTATTTACTACTTTTGCTAGCATGCAACCTGATACAATGTTAGTTGATACTATTACAACAAGAACAGAAGAGATTGCTAAAATTAGTTCGCCAATCAAGAAACAAACTGCTCAACAAGAATTTGCTGACGAAATAGGCGAAGATAACCTAGAAAGAGTTAACTTTATCAACAAAAACTTTGACAAGATAGTAGAAGCGCTGACTGCTTCTAAGATTAATGTTTTCTTTGACGAGAACAATGAATTTAAAAAATGTGAATAATGGATAAATTACTTACACCTGAAGAAGAAAAAGCATTAAATGTTTTCGGTAAATTTGAACTTACTGCTTCTCATGTATATCAACATTTAACAAATCGTATGAAAAGCCTTGCTTACTTCGGTGCAGAGGCATTCTTTCATTCTGAATCTCTTGACGAGCGTACACACTATGCTAAGTTAGAAGAATTTATGAATAATATGAATTGCGAGTTAGCAGTAGAATCTTTAGATCCTGTAACTTCTTCTGTAGCTAATATAGGAGATGCATTACAAATGGCTTACGAGATGGAATCAGATTTGTTAGCAGCATATGAAAAAGCTTATGATTCAGGAATTAGTTCTAAAGTAAAAATCTTACTTCAAGATTTTATTAACATCCAAGTATCAGCAGTAGGTGAATACGGAGATTTAATCAACAGACTTAAGCTTACAGACAACATGCTTGTGTTTGATGCAGATTTGTTAGAGAGAAGTGAAAACGAAGGTTAAAATTTAGTATTATGGCTTGTGAATATTTTGTAGGAGGTAAATATATCTCTGAAAACGAATTTAAAGCGCTTTTAAATGAAGGCCTATTAGATACTTTAGTGTCCAATAAGAAGATCGACATGAAAGGCTTTAAGGTCGATGCTACTAAAGCTATTTCACAAGAACCTAAAATAGTAAAAAGACTTACTGTACCAGCTCCTAAATTAGCAAAGATACTTGCAGACGAAGTAAAATCTAGTCAAGGATATCCTGCTAATATGCTATCAGCATTAGAGCTAAATGCATCAGGTACAGATTTTAAAATTCCTTTATGGGCTTCTCCTTATGCAGATAAGTTTGAGAGCTTACTAGCATCTCTTGTTACTAATAAAGTCATTAAACAAAAGTTCCCAGGAGGATCTTATGTACTAGGATCAGAAGAAGGATTTAAAGTTAAAGAAGGTGATGAAGCTGCAGGAGATTTAAAAAACTCCAACATTGTATTTAGTTCTAAGTTTGATCCTGTGAAGGGTTTACAACCAATGAGATATGATAAAGAGACAGGTAAAATACTACCTGCTCAAATTATGATACCTTTTAAGTTCCGTGATGAGCAAGGAAACATTCTTGACATTAGTCAATTTGTAAAAGACGAAGGGGGCAGACAAATATTAGACACGTCCAAGATGCCTGAAAAACTATTACAACTATTTGGTTTCCGTATTCCTACACAGAAACGTAATTCAATGGCTGCAGTAGAGATTGTAGGATTCTTGCCTGAAGCTTCTGGAGATTTAATCTTAGCACCAAGAGACTTTGTTAAGCAGATGGGATCGGATTTTGACGTTGATAAATTGTACACATACATGTACAATCATTATTATTTAAACGGCAAAATATATACTAATTTTAAAAGCAGCGCTAAAGACATAGCTAAACTTACTAAAATAGTAAAAGATCAGATTACCGAACTTAAGGATAACATGAAGATCTCTAAAGAAGAGAGAAAACTTATTGATAATTATATTAATCAAGTATTAGATGCTACCCAAGCAGGTAAAGAAATAAATGCTGATATTACTCAAAGAGCTAATGAATTAATTTCTAAAGCCATAGCAGTAAAAGCATTTAGTGAAGAAGCTAAAACAGCTTTAAACAATGCCATTACACAACTATCTGTATTAAATAGATCCTATAAAGCAGCTAGACAAAATAAAATACTAGATCTTCACTTAGAGATGTTGACTAGTACTAATCCTGAGATTATTGCTAGTATTATAGCAACTGATACTTATGGAGAATTTGAAGGATTAGCAGCAAGACTAGCAGATATTCGTCGTAAGAAAGGGCTTATTAAAGCGCCTCTAACAATTCTATCTGATATTTATCAAAGAGGTAAATACTTAAATGCATCAGCAGGTAAAAATGCTTTAGGTGCATTTTCTTTGGATTCTACTTTTAATGCTATTACTCAAGGTAAAAATTTAGCGTATATCAATCTAAGTGCAGAAGAACAAGATAGACTATTCGGCAGTCCTATGAATCCTAGAACTCCTACTGCTGAAGAAATTATGGCTGCAAATGATCCAATTGCGGCATTTGGTAATTCTATTTCTAAAGGGGATTTATCTAATAAATATACTTTGAGATCACAATTTGTGATAGCAAAAGCTAAAGCAGAGAAACGTGATTTGACTAAAGAAGAAAAAGCTTCTCTTAAACTTAAGTCTAGTATTATTGCTGCATTGCAATCTACTGCTGCAGATAATGAAAAGGGTCAGATTCTTGATAAATTAAATATCAATGACGACAGTCTTCAAGCTATTAAAGCAATGACTTTATTAGGATTTGAAGAGAATGATATTGCAGGTTTGATTACTCAAGATATCATTTGGGAATATTTCGAAACTTTAAATAAAACTCGTTCATCACTTACTGGTTACCAACAAGATGCTAAGGATAAAATTAGAGAAGCATTAATTGCTAAATACGATCCACAAGGTAAACTAAAAGGATTATCTCCTGAAGAGTATGCTGCTATGGCTAAAATGGCTGATAAATCAGGTGATGAATTATTAGACATGCTAGCTAATAGTAAATTTAATCCTACTGTATCTACAAGCTATAACTTAAACCAACTATTTTTATTAGAAAAGTTCTTAAAATTAGAAGAAGTTGGTGCTAGCATTCACCAAGTACAATCTACTATCAATAGTGAATCAAGAGGTGTTCCTAAATCTTTATTAGAAACTGCAAACAAAGTAACGCAGATTGAGAATTTAGGTAAGTCTATTATCTTTAATGCCTCTGAATTACTAGGCGCATATAATCCTGACACTAAAGTTTTTGAACCTACTACCATCAGCGGATTTGCTGCAATCTACGGAACAGAGTTTGCTAATACTATTTATCGACCATTCTTCCCGTACCAAACAGCAGGATTTGAGACTTTATTTCAAGAGATATTAACCCATACGCCGTCTTATAGTAAAGGACAAAGTATGGCAAAACTGACTGAAGCACAAAAGACAGTGTTTAAAGGAGTTAAGTCTTTCTTATATAGTAGCAACAATACTAACTTGTTTACAGGAAATCCTGATCAAGAACGTAACAGATTGTTTATGGATGTAGTAGACGGTAACATGAGTCTTGCTAGCATATTACAAAATTTATCTAGCCAAACTTGGTTTCAAAAAAATGCATTCCTCAACAAATTAGATTTTAACATCAACACTAACGGCACTCCTTCAAGAATTGAATTTGAAGCAGCGACTGCAGAGAACTTTGATGAAAGAAATATCTATGAAGGTTTCTTGTCTTTACTAGACAAAAACTTCCCTGTAGGAACATTTAATGGCGTTGAGTATACATCACGTAGTTTAGCACAAGAACTTGTAGCAGCTGCTTTCCTAGAAGGTGGAATGCAAGGTTCTAAGCAATATATGAAATATGTACCTATTGCATACTTAAAAACATTAGGATTTGGTGATTATTTATCTAACGTACCATTTAATTTTGTAAGTACTTTTAAAGGAACTCTTACTGAAGCAGGAGCAGTATATAGCCAACCTTCAGCATTTACACGTCAATACTTCCAAAATAATCCAGAGTTAGCTAAATCTGTTCTTACTGGTGACCTAGAGGGTAAACATACTAAGGCACCTGCAATGAGTTTTGTTTTAGGCAAAAAGGCAATGGAAGCTAACTTTGTAGACATTACTGATCCTATTACTAATGAGCCTACTAAAGTGCAAACGCAATTTCTATCTATCAAAGAACCTAAAGGAAAAATTGCTTTATACGAGTTTGATGCTATAGAAAAAGTTTATCGCCGTATTCCTGTATTAAAAGATAAGTTTGGATTTGTTCAATATAACGCAGAGAGTTCTAAACCAATTCCTTTAGAAGCTGAGAATGCTGTGCCTATTAATAAGCCAGTAGATATTCCTACTCCTAATTACAATATTCAAAATATTCCTGCAGAGACTCATAAAGAATTTAATGTAGATAATGTAAACAATACTCAGTTGCCTGCAACTGTAGCTACGTTGCCTATATCTAAAACTCTTTCAGGAACATCAGAAGCATTAGACGATTTAATTAATGCACTAGTAGATTCAGGTGAAATATCTACAGCTAATGTATTCTTACTTAATACCTTACAAGGTTTAGTAAGACCTGATAACTTTAAATTAGTATACAGCAATGATGCTAGTATCAAGGGTAATTATAACTACGAAACTAGTACGGTAACAATTAACCCTAACCACAGTAGTATTAAGACTATTGACGATGTAGCTACTACGTTAGTACATGAATTAGTGCACTCAGCTACGGGGCTTACTATCAAACAATACGAAGCAGGGTTAACTAATAAGTTAACTGCTGAGCAAATAAAAGCAGTTGAGAATTTAAAATCTGTTCAAAATAAATACATTGAGTATTTAGCTAGCCAAGGAAAAGCAGCTCAATTGGCAGCATTTACTGAAGATTATAGAGCTTGGAAAAAAGGTAATAAG